AGCATATCCTGCCATTTTTTCGACAGCGCATTCGCGTCAATCAGCCTTGCCATTGTCAGCCCTCCGGTTCCATGCTTCGATTGCTTCTTGTACATAAGGTTCAAACATTTCCGTTTCTTTTTTACATCGTTCCGATTTTTCGAAAAAACAGTTTCCCCATTTGCTAACGCATGGATTTGGATTCACAAGGCCGGGCGTTATAATCGGCTTGCCACGACTTCGACATTTATTGCAGATTATTTGCACACGGTACATCACTTTTTTGTCGCCAATTCCGTTATATCCGATAAAGCGATAATCCTTGAATGATATTTTTGCATTTCTACCACAGAACGGGCACGGCTTCAAGTCAGTCATTGTCATTCCCTCCGTCTTTATCTGCCTCTTTCCAAACTTGGTATAAAGCGTAGGCCATTGGATTTCTTACAAATTCAAGATTTTTTGTTCTTTCGTATTCTTTCTGAATTTTATTTATGGCTGTCTCAATTTTCATCGTCATTCCCTCCATTCATCTTGGCGCCGCAGTTGGGGCAGAAGTTGTGTCTAACTGCTGTACCTTTCCTGCATACGCTGCACCTAAAAAACTTTTTTGGAATCCATCTTGGTTCTCCGTACTCATCATTTCCGTTATATGAACTTGTTTCGTATCCTATCCACTCACCATGCACCACCGGAGCGGCATCAACGGTTGGCGCAGTTTCGACCTCACTAATCGCCGTTGCAATTCCGCTCGGAAATTCTGATTCACAGTTCACGCATGGGTTTATCCACTTATCCAACTTTTCCAGCAGCGCCTTTCGGCTTATCAAATCGTTCACGGTCTATTCCTCCCACATGTCCATCTGGTCATTATTGGCTTCTTCCTGTGCCCTGTCTTGCATCCACCAGTCGAAGTACTCTTGGCCTGACCTAAATTTCTGTTTGAAATAGTGACTGTCCGGTTTGTCGTCAATGATATGCTGTGCCGTGCGCAGATACTGCGCCTTGAATTTGGGCCATCTATTAAACTCCTGCTCACGCCCCGCGGAACGCGCCATGGGGCAGCCGATACAGCCGAGCCGCGTAAATCCCTCATCGTACAGACTGCATTGCTCCAATCCTACATCCTTGGAATAGTCCCAGATATCCGAATCTGTCCAATACGCAATCGGATTCACACGCCGCTCAGCGGTTGTATAGCATTGTTCAAATATGCGCCGATTTCCACTATTATCGAATGGCATTACGATATTTTTTCCGTCCTTGCCATGCTCCACAATTTCAAGCTCATTGCGCTTTTTCATTCGATTTGAACTCTCGAATTTGCGAACGCCCATGCACTTAAAAGCCTTTCCGCATTCTGGTGCAGGACGTTCTTTTAAGGATTCACAACAAAAGCGTCGTTGTCTCATTGGCAGCATTCGTTTTTTTCGGCATAGCTCCCACATACTCATTTCATACAGCACATCATAAGTTAAATACCCCAGATCGCGGTATGTCTGGAAATTTGCACGCTGAAAATAGACAAGCTCCGGCGGGTCGATTCCTGTGATATTATGCATATAAAAATGTTTAACTCCCGCCCGGCGCATCAGATGTCCAAGCACGCGGCTGTCCTTTCCCTCGCTGGTGCAGACACAATACCCGCGAGGATCTGCGTGGAGCGCCGCGCCCTCGTAAAATTGCAGCAATTTTATAGATTCGATATCCGGCGCATTCTTGATTGCTCCCGATTCGTTCCACTCCAGTTGATGCTTCAATCTCTTCCGCCTCACTTTTCCCGATTTTAAACAAGCTCTACGGGCGGTGTCGGAATTTCTTGTTCAATGGGTCTCCATAAATGCAGACAATATTGATGCTGGTCTACATACTGCGATTGTGCCGGATGAAACTGAATCACCGTTTCCTCAGGCTCAAAAAACAGATTTTTCACCGCGCACATTTCTTCCCATGTAGGACATCTTTTCTGATTCTTCGGCGACACGCTTACGTGCTCCCAGCCTCTACCGTTTGAGGCGATACAGAATAGCGCTCGGCCATTCACAAAAATCTTAAAGGCCCCATTCTTATCGTCGCCATTGCTCCCGCAGTATTTGCGCACATCCAGACGCCATTTATCCAATGCATGTAGATCTCTCATTCGCTTATCATCCTCCATAACTTGCTGCCTTTTGCTTTTAACGGCCTCTCCAGTCGCTCTCGCCATCGCCCCCTTGACTCCACGCGAGAGACCCCGCAGCCCCAACCGCTACCCGGGATTATGTGATTTTTAGTTCAGATACTCTAAACACGCTTTATAGTTCGCAGTGAGCGCGTCGAACGCAGCGGCACTTCCGCCTGCGTCCGGGTGCATTACCTTTGCCATTCTTTTATATTGCGTCTTAATCTCTTCTTCGGATTCCGGAATATCCGTGAAACCCATCGCTTGAAAGCACGGAGGGACAGCAGCGCGCGGTGCCGGCAGAGCCTTCATTCCTTCAATCCAGCTTTGCAACTCGTAGATTCCCCGTTCAGTCATGCGGGCGATATCCTCCAGCGTCATGACAAGCTGGGCAAAGAGATCACTTACGTGCACGATATTCTGACCGTGCGTCTTGGCCTTTTCGACGCTGTGCTCGAAACGATAAAGCTGTCCGTGGTATATAAATTCGATGAAGCAAGCCGCACGCGTCCAGTCGTAGTTGTAACTCTCTGCACCAAGCCGTTCCATTACACGCGCCAATTTGGCTTCATAGTCCCCGGAGTAGATTTTCCTGCTTGGCATCATGTATCCTCCTTGGTCTTCACCGGGAGAACCAGCGCGCGGTATCCGTCTTTTTCCATCTGCGCCGGACGGAGACGCCCCGCAAAGTAGATCGTTAAATCGTCTGAATCAAAATGCT